ATGAGAATATACATAAGCGGGAAAATTACTGGGGTGCCAATAGAGGAAGCAATTACCTGGTTTAATTACCATAGCAATTATATTGGAAATAAAGGCCATCAAACAGTTAACCCGATGGCATTGCCGCATAAACACAACCAAAGTTGGGAGAGTTTTATGAGGGAAGATATAGCGGCATTGATGGGGTGTGATGGAATCTGTATGACTGGGCATTGGTTAGAAAGCAGAGGTGCGAATATGGAATATGGATTAGCAAAAAGATTAGGAATAAAAATTTTTATGTCTCCAAATGAAATACCTATCATATGAAAAAATACCTTCTAACCTCACCTGCATATACCGGCGAAGCAGAACTAACTTATAACAATGAAAATGTTTTACAAATTATTGATTGCAGCAACACAAATATGACGGTTGTTATGATTGATTTTTTTAAAAAGCAGGCACCTGTAATTGATGAAAATATTAAGGGTTGCTTTAGTAATAAAACGGTAATTGTTTCTACTGAGATAAATATAAATTTTGAACAATTTTGGATTAAGTACGATTATAAAGTACATAAAGAAAGGGCTGCACAATTGTTTGAACGATTAAGTAAAACAAATAAAGTATTAGCTTTTTATGGGCTGGATGCTTACCACAAAATGTTACGCTTTAAACCTGGACAGGATAAGCAGCACCCCGATACTTACCTACGCACAAAGGGATGGCTTAATGAATATAAATTTTAACCTGTTATAAAAAGAAATAGCATGAACCCTGGACTTAATAAACAATTATATGGGCTGTTAACCCTAACTGGCTTAAAACCTCAAAAAGCTACTTTAGTAAATGCGTACACTGCCGGGCGCAGCGAAAGCAGTATAGATTTAACCAATGAAGAGGCTAAAGAATTAATTAAGGAATTAACTATTATAGCCAATAAAAATGGGGAAGCCTGCCAAAAAATGCGGCGTAAAATGTTAAGCATGGCGCATGAAATGCACTGGCACGAAACAGGTACACAAAAAATTGATATGGTGCGTATTAATAACTGGTGTAAAGTGTACGGCTTTGGTAAAAAAGTACTTAATGCATATACTTATACCGAGTTGCCAAAATTGGTAAGTGTATTCACTATCGTTTACAAGGACTACCTTAGCAATCTCTAACACACCCTAAACTTATAAAATGAAAAAGTTAATTATTGCCCTTCTTTTATTACCTGCTTTTTTAATGGCTCAAAAAGATGTTAACTATGTTGGTGGCGACCATGGCAAGCTGGTTGAAATAATTGGCTATAATGCCAACTCTGTTTTAAATTATGTAGGTAATTATATGAATGATGATTTTAATTTTACAGAACAGGCCAGCGGTAAAAAAGAAATGCCTTATCATATTTCTATGAATTATAAACCTAAAATATCCAACAGCGTAAACCGTGCTATGAGCATTAAATATGTTGTTGATAACAATGGGCTTATTACCAATTGCAGTATTGGCGGAGATTATTTGGATGTTATAAACTTCTTTATACAATACTGGCCAACTACCATGAGTTTTGATGATGTAGTTAAACAACAAACAGCCGTTAAATATTTGGTAACTGATAAAATTATTTTAACGTTGAATGCAGCAAGTAAAACTGCTAAAATTGATTTGTATAAGAATAACTAATAATGGGTATAACCGTTGCAAAATTTGAGCATAAAAAAGCCACACTGAAAGGTGTGGCTTTTTTATTGGATGTTAACAGGTAGCCAATATGAATACCTTAATATTTATATTTGTACACCAACCAATTATGCGCGATACATCCCTTAGGCAATTACGAGATAATCACATACGAAGCAGGTTTACTTTTCATAGAAAAAAAAACCCTAAATGGACTATTATAGCCGTGATTGAAACCGTGGCTACAGAAATATATTTAACACCTGTTACTGTGGCTAAAATTTTAAAAGAAGCCAACGAAATTGTGCCATGTGCAGATACTGTAAAAAAATACACCAGCCTGTTATATTAAACTTTTAAATGCCTGCTAAAAATTTCTGTTTGATAATTTATTACACTTACCAGGCACATTCTTTTATACTGCAAAAAGCTGCCTCCCTTGGTTAAAAACTGCTCAGTTAATTTTAGCCCGTTTGCATCTACCGCATGCCAGCCATTTAATAATAAATCTATTTGCTTAAGCATTGCATCGTGTGCCAGTACTTCGGCATCCTGCACCTCGTTATCGTGGTTTTTAAATGGGGCATAGCTTATGTAGTGTATTTTTATAATGTTGAGTTTTGACGACATTAATTTTTGTGGCTTAAACTCTATATTGCTGTTATCTGGAAAATCGAAATAAATAGCTGGTACTTTATAGCTGGTGTTTTCTTTACCTGGTAAGTACTGGCCTATGTAAAAAAACATAGGTATTTGTACGGCACCTGCAATTACTGGTAATTGGCTTAAGCGTGTTTTAAGCTGTTGATAAATTGGTGTAAAAAACATAGTATTTTATTAAGAATTTAAAATTCGGTTAAGGTCTCTTTTAATTTTATCTACAATTTTGTTGTTTAAAACATTGCTTTCGCCCATAAACTTGCGCTGTTTTATTTTAATAACTTTTGCCAGGGCCATCCATTTATATTGATCTGCCAAATCGCTGTCGCCAGCTTCTTTTGCTTCGTGGTGTTTTGCCCAAAAAAAGGCTTTCATTTTTGGGGTTACGGTTATTTCTCCACCTTCGTTGTGTATTTCGGCATAAATTCTATCTGTATGAATTATTATAGAATTTCCGTTTACTTCATAGTCTATGCTATCGCTTAAATGGTCGCCACTGCCCTGGCCAGTGAGTATCTTTTTTTGCAGCTTTACTTTAGTTTTTCGGGCATCCCATTTGGTGCCATCAAAACCTTCCTCCACAAAATTATTTTTAAAGTGCTTTACAGCCTCGGTGCCTATTACTTCTTTAACATCGCCAGCCAGGTACAACTTAGCAGCGTTAATGTGTAGCATCATTTCATCGGCTCCATGTATATTCCCATTGTTTAATGCCATAAGTATTTTATATTTGTGGTGCAGTAGGTATGCTACATCGGAAACAAAACCAGTTGCTCCACAAAAAGACTAAGTAATTAGTCTTTTTGTCTTTTTATAGGCCACTCATCCAGCTGCACAATTTTATGCCTGTTTGTTGCATAAATTTTTCCCTTAAAATCAATTATAATATTATCGAACATAGCATAATCGGAATGCGATAATTTACCCTTTACAATACGAAATAATTCTTCACTGGTAAATGTGATATTGTCAGTTATTTTAAGCACAATATTGTCGCATTGTTTGAAGCACCTTGAAAATGATTCGTCAATGGCTTTTTTAGTTGATTTTTCAGGCGTTTTTAAATCTGCCACGAATTTGTCATCTATTATAAAATCAGGGTTTTTTGTACCCTTTGCGCCCTTTGGTGTTAAGGTTTTGCGTAACTCTGTATCGGTAACCTCTGGTACAACTTTAATATTAAAGCCTGCTTTAGCTAATACCTTTGCTTCTGCAACAACTTCTTTAAAATCGCTGTTTTTAAATGCCAAAGGATGGGCTTCAATTAATTTGCCATCATTAGTTTCATGCACAGGTTGATAAGGTGCATTTTTAGCGGCATCGTTATTTATAAAAGTAGTTGCCTGCTTAATTAAGGCTGGCTGATCTTTAGCTGATGCGCTTTTTATAAACTCACTTTTTTTAAAATCGAAAATTTGCCCAGTTTTACCGCTGTTAAATCTAAACTCTGCTGGTATTGCTGGTAAGTTATCCGGCACATCTGTTTCACCTTCATCTACCTGCTCTACACCGCACTGGCAGCGCCAACGGTTTGGCGGATAATGGTAACTCCAAAAGTCGTCATCTATTTTACGTACAATGCCTACAAATGCCAAGTGTTTTTCATCTGGTTTAGATGCCTTTGTAAGCAGGTATTTAAGGTAAGGATATAAGTGTTTATTTTTCTCGTATTTACCCCATTGGCTTGCCATGCGTGCGGTACGTACGGCGGTATCGTATTCACTTTCTAAATAAGTGGTACGGTAAGTATTATCAACTTTTAAAGCCTCCGTTTTAAAAGCTTCTTTAGTACGTACGTTGCCATCTTTATCTTTTAGCATTGATGCCATATCTACCATAGAGGCGTGCGATTTAAATATAGAAAACACGGCTGTATTTATTTGCAGTTGTTTTAAAAATTCATAATTAGGTGTACCATACTCAATTTTTATGTTTGGGCTGTAGCCTTCAATTACTGCCTTTTGTAGCGGTGCGTTATGTGTTTTAAACAAAGCTGTTTTTGTTGCCTTGTTTATTTTTTTATCATCGTATAGCTGGTTGATTGCATCATTTACAACCTCATCGGTATTTAACTGTTTGCTTAACTTAATACTTACTTTACGTGAGAGTGTAAATTGACCATCGCAGGTAGGGCAACCACTTTTATAATTATCAAAAATTGTATGCATTATCTGCGTGGTTTATTCTTTGTTTTGGGTTGCGGTTTATTGTCGGCTGTTTCATTGGCAGGCTCGTTGCCAGGTTCTGTTGGTAGTGGAGGAGCTGTGCTTACCCCTTCAATTTTTCTTTTACGTTCCCTAATTAAAGATGGATAATCGAAATGTATATTTTCGGCTATGGGAAAGCCTTTTATACGCAAATACGGTATTATTTTTTCGTTCATTTCATCGCATACATTTTGGAGCCTTGATAAAGTAAAATCTTCCATGGTGCGCTCCTGTACATTGGCTGCACCTGCAAAAGCTTTTGGGTCGCTGCTGGCGGTTTGGCCATTTATTATTTTACTTAATTGATCATCAGCATATTTAATATTATCCAGCCATATTTCGTGCATTTTTTGACCTTGCCTTTCAATGATGGTTGCTTTATCACCTTTTTGCGTAACCATGTACCCATCTGTACCAAAATTGGCGGCGGCAATTTCTAGCCTGTCCAATTCGGTTGGGTTGTTTGTATCTGCCTCTACCACTAATATTGGCATACCAAATTTTTCGCTGCCCCGGCTCCAATCGCTACGGCTGTAAAATTTAAAAATTACATTGTAAGAACATTCTAATAAGCAACCAAGATCATCGCGTGTACCAAACTCTAACAAATCCATTTGCTGCATATTATCTGCATAGGGTAGATAGCTGCTATTTATTGAGCCATCCAATAATATCCATTGCCGCTCAATACTAACATACTCACGGTCTATGCTGACAACGCTATCAATTGTAAATTTGGCAGGGTCTATTTTATCGAGTTCTATTAATGAAAATCCGTAAAATTCTGCATCTAAAATATATTGTATTATGTTAGTTAACCAACGCTTAGAAAGCGATTTACTTAGTATTAAATCGGGCGTTTCGGTATCGCTATACATTAGCCAGGGTTCGCTTAATACTTTAAGCCTTGCTACTTTTATTTGACTTTTTAACTGGCCATCTTTTAAGATGTACTCATAAATTTCAAACAAGCGTTTTCTATCTGGTATATTTGGATTTTTTGCCAACAGTAACGCAAGTTTAATATCTGAAATTTGATAAGCAGCCTGCCGCTTGGGTACAGGCCTTATTGCCCTGGTTGCACGTTGCGCCCCTGTGGCAGGTTCAGTTGTTGCTTTTAGCGATATTTTTTGCTTTGTAATGTTGAAACCAAATACTTTCATGCTGATAATTTTAAATGTGGTGAGTCCGTTTTAAGGCACTGCCAATGCGGCGCAGTCCGTTGCCGTTAGTGCCTGCATTTTCTACCGTTGGGTCTACTTCCTCGGTTTTGTCTGCTGGTTTGGGTGGCAGGTTTAAAATTTGTTTACCAGTACTTATTTTTGTTAAATCGTGCATGGCATCGTCATAGTTTTTTATAATTTTTTCTGGGATGCTTTCATCATCTGCACGCTGATAGATGTAGTATAATGCAATGTTTTTTGCTATGCCTAAAATATAGCCATTACGAGCCGAGCCGGTTAAGCTAAGTTCTGGCATAATATCGTACAGCCCACCGCACATTGTTGCTATTGTATCTTCTGCCTCTTTGCTAACATCTGCCAAAATAGTGTCGCTATCTTCTGCCAATAAAATATCCAACAGGCTCATAGTTATGCGGCCTATGTAATCGGTTTTTAAAACATACATTAGTTAAAAAATTTAAGCAGGTTATTAGTAAATAAAAACGATTCGGTAGTTCGCCTGGCAACTAAGCCAGGCAGTGTTACATACTTGCCTTGAATTTTTGCTTTTACCCATTTATAAAATTGGATGGTAATTAACTTTTGATAATTGGGATTAGTAGCCATTATGTTTTGATTAATGAGCATAAGCAATGTGCTGCTTTCTAATTTTGATGCTCCAAAATTGTAAGCAAAGGATACGAGCGCATCGAATTGGTTTTGTGTTACTGGTACTTTTAACAATTTGGTTACCTGTGCCGAAAAACTGATTAAAGAATACGCTAAAATTTCGTTGGCTTCTTGTTGTGTAATTGATGGATTATTTAAACGAACGGGTTTACCATTGTCGTAAAAAGTAGCACCATAGCCAATGGTAGCGATACCAGCAGGACAGATATATGGATTTGCAAAAAAGCCTTCGTAATGTTTTATAATTGCAGTACATTTTGTAGTTGCTGTCATAATAATTTTTTATAGGGTGCGGTGTTTATTGATCTTAAATTTTCCTTGTCGTGGTTTTATTTCGCCAGCTGAGCGGCCACGAAAACGGTCGGCCATCCAAATTGCACCTTCTAAGGCATCGGGGCCATCATCGTTTATACGGCTACCTTTTTCAATTGCTAAAATTTGCGTGCGCATTAATTTCATGTCTGGATTATCTTTTTCGGCTGCATTAAAACGAATAAGGCCTCTTGCAAATAATGGCTGCATGGTTGCCATGCGTTCAAACTTATCGCCCTTGCTTCGCTTATCCCAATTAACACGTAGGCTGCGGCTTTTATCTTGCTCAACACGCTCTAATTCTTTGCCGTGTACTTCATCTTGTATAAAGTTTGCCTCCATGGAATGATTAATAGTAAAAGTGTCAAATTCATCATCCATATCAAAGGCATGCTCCCACATTTCTTTAGAGGTGGTTTTGCGTAGCCATACTTTTATAATGTCGTAATACTTGCCTGTTTTGCCTAATAATACCCAGCCTTTATAATCGCTTTTATCGGTTGATTTATAGGAGGGGTCGAGGTAATGAATTAACATGCCCTCATAATTTTCATCTTTAAAATTGAACCAATCGTTTAGCCAGATCGCTTTAAAGGTTGTTCCCTCTTCAAACGGGGTATTCATGCGCTCCCTTGTAAAGCCAGTACCCTCGGTATCGCTTAAAGCCTTGATAGCTTCGTTACTGAAATCGGGATTTTGTGGCCAGTTGGTATTGCCGTTATCATCAGTAATATTTACACGGTGTACGGTAGTTTTTATTTCGGGATCATTCTCCAATAAAGCAGTTACCGCATTATCGTGAAATTTATTTTGTGCAATAACGAGCCACCACATACGTGTCCATAATGCAGGCTTTAGCTCTTCTAATACCCAGCGTTTATCTTCCATTGCAATGGCTGGGTTTTTTAATTGCCTGGCATCGTTTAAATCATCTACCAGCCCATAGTTAGGGCGTTTAAATTTAAAGCGGGTACCTCTTGGAGATTGCCCTTTACCGAATGCATAAAAACCAACATTATCTTTGGTTTTAAACTTGCCATCTTCCCAATTACCTAAAGAATATTGCTCGCCAAAATCGTTAATGATGCGCTGATTATATTGTAGGTTGGCTTGTATATCTGCCAGGCGTTCGCAGGCTAAAGTTTCGTTATAGCTGCCTGTTATCATACCATTTAATTTGCCATGGCATTTTAAAAATATTGGAAGAAAAACACCGAAATGTGTAGACTTTGCAAAGCCACGGCTCCACTGTTCTAAAAAAATATTATTAGGTTTTTCGGCTACTTCTTTTTGAATACCTTTTTGAAATTTGCCCATTGGCGCAAAGCAGTACTCTGGAAAGTAATACATACAAAAGTTTTCATAATTTGTCAATAACAAATCAATGCGCTTCTTTTTATCGCCCGCAGCCTCAAACGGATCAATGCCTGTGCTTGCGTTAATAAGTTCTACCAAATCGGCAAAATCCCTTATCAGTCTTTTATCTCCGGGTTTATAAATCATTGCTTAGTTGGCTGGCTTTACGTTTAATAAAATCTAACATGTAATCGCTAAACTTTTTAGCGGCTTCATTGTCGATACTTAAGAGATCGTTTAAGAACTCTTTAAGTACCGTGTGATACATGCTTAAGTTGTTCTTTTTGGCAAGCTTGTAAATGCTATCAGTGATTTTACTTATCTGGTCTGCCTGTGCGCTTGTTGGTACGCCATCGCCTGTTATAATGGCTTCGCTTATTTTTGATAACATGCCATAATAGTTGGCAATTATCTTTTCGGCAGTTACTTGCTGTGCGGCTTTTTGAACCTGCCAGTTATCTTCTTTAGCCCATTTGCCCACATGCGAAGCAGTAGTTTTTACAATGGCTGCACACTCTTTTAAACTAAGGCCATTGTTTACAAATAAATCTCTGGCTTGCTTGCGCTCTTCTGTTTTCTGCTTACCCATGTATACAAATTTCAGACTTGTATATGCTGTTAAAAACTCCAAGTTTCTGTTTGGTCTAAAATGTGTACCAAACAGGTCGAAATACTCCACCACACAGGATTTGTGATTTTTTTTAAGTTAATTATGATAGCATTTTTACGCTACGAAAACAATCGCTACAAATGGCATTTAGAAAACGTTTTAAATTATCGGATGAAAGCATAAACACATATGGGTGGTGGATACAACTATCTGGTATGGACTTAACTGGAATGCAAAAAAATGCCCCACTTTATTATAATCATCGTACTTGGGAGATACCCTGCGGCCATGTTGAAAACATTGAATTAAAAGATGGTAATGTTTATGGTGATATTGTAATAGAAGGTGGCAATGATATAGAAAGGGAGTACATACGTAAAATTGAAAATGGCGATATTAAAGGCTGTTCTTTAGGTATTGACCCTATTGAATGGAGTACCGACCCTGTTAATATTAAGCAAGGGCAAACAATGGCCACACTTACAAAGTGCTGCCCTTATGAGGTTTCGTTAACGCCCCTACCTGCTAATAAAAACGCTTTAGTGTTGAAGCATAAGAATGATATTATAACATTATCTACTGGTGTTAAGTACGATTTTATCCCTGATTTAAATTTAAAAAAAGATATGAAAAAAATTGCAATTCAATTAGGCATGGCCGATACCGCAACTGAAGAACAGATTTGCGACGCCCTGCAAAAAGTACAGTTAAAAGCAAACAGCGTAGATGCTTTGCATAAAGTAATTGAAGAAAGTATTGGCGGTGATGATTTGCCAGCTGAACAAAAAGCGTTTTTTGTATCGTTAAGTAAAACTGATATGCCCGCAGCTTTGCAGTTTTTAAATTTAAGTAAAAAGGCTGCAATTGTACCACTGGCAGAACTTGTTGTGCCTGCTAAAGTTTTAACCATTGCTGGTTTAATTAAGTTAGGTAAAGAAGGTGCCGAAGCAGAAAAAGAAGGGAAAGATAGTTTTGATTATTTGCAAAAGCACAACAGTGTTGAACTAGGCAGAATTAGAGCAAGTGAGCCAGAAAAATACAAAACACTTGTTGCAGGCTATGCAGAGGGTGTAAGGTATAAAGCTTAAGCCTAAGCTGAATATTTAAAATAATTGCCAGCCGCATTATTTAATTATTCAACATTTTTAATTGTAAAATTTATGAAACTTAATAAGTTTTTAACTGCCTTTATTTATAACACCATTGTGGGGTTACTTTTTGCCGTTTTCTTTTCGGTAAATATTTTTATTGCAATAGGTATTGTAATGGCTGCTGGTGCCATAATGTATAAAACAAATGCAAAAAACCAAATTGCTTTTTTTGATGGCCTTGCGCAAGAAATTTGGGTGCCGGATGTAATGAATTTGTTTTACCCTGATAGCAGTTTTTTAAGCCAGCCAATGGATATGAGCAGTTTTGTTGATGCAGATGCAATTAATTTGGCAGATGCAGGATTAGACCCTGATGTATTGGTTGATAATACGATTTACCCGGTACCAGAGACTGATGCAAGTGATAAGCCTTTGCGGCTGATACTTAAAACTTATGATACAACCAGTACCGTTGTACGTAATGCGGTGGCTTTAGAACTGGCTTACGATCAAAGACAATTGTACACCAAAAAGCACCAGCTTGCGTTACGCCAAAAACTTAGCATAGATGCGGCTTACGCTTATGCGCCACCTGTAAACAGCCAGTTTAACCCTGCAATAGATGCAACGGCCGATAATGCCAATGTTATACTGGATAGAATTATAGAACTACAATTAGCCTATAATGCAGTTGATGCACCTTTAGAAGGTAGGGTTTTAGTTTTAGACCCTGCCCATGCAGCAATTATTGCTAAGGAAGATAAATTATTGTATAAAACTTTTGAAAATACACCAGGTAGCACCCTGTTTGGTTTTAAGATTTATGGCTTTAGCAAAAACCCGATTTACCAAAAAGCAACCATGACAAAAGCGGCACAGGGTACTGCTTATGTAGCGGCTAACCATGCAAAAAGTTCTTTTGCTTTTTTAAAGGGTGAAGTAATGAAAGCCCAGGGCACCATGAAGTTATTTAGTTTTTTAAATAGCCCTGCACACAAGGGTGATGTATTTAACTTTCAAATGAGGGCTTTGGCTACAAGCCACCGTAACAAGTACATGGGTGCCATTATAAAATAATTAAAGGGGCTGGTAATTATACGGTGATAAAGTGGCTACCTCTGTAGGGTTGCCACTTATTTACCAACTAATAAATAAATAGTATGCAAGATTTTAAAACCACCATGGCTTTTATTGGTACTCAATTTTTAACGATTTGGTCGTTGGAAGATAAAAACACCATTACTTTCTTTTTGGGTGCTATTGGCTCATTGGTTTTAACAGTGTACTACATTTTAAAAATTTGGGAAAAAATTAAAAATAAATAGCATGATTAAATTATCAAACATTTGGGTAGCTAATAAAAGTACCATTATTGGACTTGTAATTACTGGTGTAACCATTATATATGAAGCGTTAAAAACAGGGCCGCTTAACTGGCAAGCACTAGGTACTGCCTTTGCTGGCAGCGCACTGTTAGCATTAACAAATATTTTAAAAGAAGAAGAAGCTAAATAGATGAAAATACTTGCGCCCATATTAATTTTTGTAGTTGTTTTTACAGGGTGTAACCCAGTAAAGAAAGTGCTTAAAAATAAAGACCAGTTTGAAAAGATTGGGCTTGTATGGGCGCAGGAACATCCCTGTGCTAACGATAGTATTAATATTTTTTTACCAGGTGATACAATTACGCAGGTAACTACCCATACGGATACTTTATATAATTATACAAATACTGAAACCACAGTAAATGGCGATACCGTTTTTATCGATAGGATTATTACTAAAATGAAAACTATTAATAACCTGCTACATGATACGCTTAAAATAACGGTTGCTGATAAGAGATTGACAGATGCTTTAAACAAGCAGTTGGTTACTGAAAATATTACAGCATTGGAAAATAAAGGGCGGGCAGGTAAACGGCTTTGGATGTTTATAGCCTCGACAATTTTTAATATTTTATTGCTTGTTTTTATATTGAAAAAAAAGTAAGCTCACTTTAAAAAATTATATGGAAAAGATAACAACTTCTGAAAAAATTATTGTTTCGGTAACTCCTGTAGTTGATAACAAAAAAATTGAAGGAGGTGAAAAAAAAAGTGTAGCACCTGTTTTAAATGTGCCGGTGTTAGATGCTCCATTAGAAGCAAAACCAGCAATTGAAGAAAAGTCAGCCGCTGAAAAAGAGGAAATAACTGACGAAGAGAAAGCAGATGAGGAAGCGGTAGAAAACTTTGTAAAAGAACTTATTAAACCGTACATAGAAAGTTATCCCGGACAAAAACGCTTTCATATTACCACTGATGGGCAGGTGTTTTTAGATGCCAACCATCACGATGCCATGCATCATCAAAAATCTTTAAAAGAAGATCGTGCGCATATTGTTTACGATGTTAAATAGATTTTTTACAACTAAGATTTTTTAAACTTTTTATATTTTTTAATATGAGTGATTTAACAATAACAAGAGCCAAAGGGCAATTAAAACGTACAGAGCCAACCGATGATGCTGTAGTAGTTATGGTAATAAGCGGTGCGACTGTTGGTACGACTTGTTTGCTATTAACGCCATACAAAATTTTTAGCACAGATGACCTTGTTAGACTTGGTTTAACTGCTGTAAACAACCCGTTGGCTTACCAGGATATTATAGATTTTTATACACAAGCTGGGCAAGGTGCAGAATTTAATTTTATGCTTGTGGTTAATACCACTTCTTTAAAAAACATCTGTGATTTTAACCAGCCACTTGGTAAAAAAATACTGGATAGCATGAATGGCCGTGCAGTTATTTTTTTAGTAAACGTACAAAGGGATGCTGCCTATGTGCCTGTTATTTTAAACGGCTTAGATAAAGATGTAACGGATGCAGTTACCAATTTAAATATAATGGCCATTGCTTACGATGGGCAAAATAATCCTTTTATTGGCATACTGCCAGCACTTGGTTTTACCGAAGCTACAGCCAGTAACATTCCATTACGCAGTACTTTAAGTAACGATTATGTTGCACTTAATACCTGGTGTAATGGGGCAGATGGCCTAATAAGTATGGGGCAGTTAGCAGGCTGGCTGGCTAATATGCAGGTAAGCGAAAATATTGGCAGGGTTGCAAGCGGCAAAGTAAGCGACACCGCTTTTATGCCAGATGGTACACCTGCAACAGATTATAAATACCAGTGGGATGCCTTGGCAAACCAAGGACTTTTAATACCAATTAAAAGAGGTGCAAAAAGTGGTTACTTTTTTAAAGATGACCCTTGCCTTACTGCAATAAGCAGTGACTACAGCTCTATAAGCTGGAACCGTACTATGAACAAGGCAAAGCGTATTGCAGCAGGTGTTTTAATTGAGCATTTAAATGATGATGTAGAAACCGACCCTACAACCGGCTTAATTGAAGGTAGCCTGGCAAGCGATTGGGAAAGCGATGTGGAAAACGCTATCCGTGCGCAAATGAACCAGGTAACCAAACTTTTAAAAAGAGAAATTACCGGTGTTAAATGCAGCATAGACCCTAATAGCGATATTAACAATGATAAAATTGCGGCCTCTATAGAAATTGTACGTAAAGGACAGGCGAAAAAGATATCTGTAAGTATTGGGTACGTGGTTTCATTGCCATAAACCAATAATTAAAAACATTTTACAACAATTATTTAAAAACTATTTATATGATCAATCAGGTTGAGTACGCATGGCAAAATATGACAATTACCGCAATGGGCAGAACCTTTGAACGCATTACGGACATTGAATATGATGTAGAAGTTGATAAAAAAAACATCTATGGCCGTGGCAGTAAAAGTAAAGGCGTACAACCAGGCAGGGAAAAGCCAGGTGGCAGCATGACCATTGGACAAAGTGAACTGGAAGCCATGATAAGAAGCGCACAGGAAGGAAGACCGACAGCTAAGCTTACCGATATTGTTTTTGATATTCAAATACATTATTTACTGGGTACTGATATTGTTAAAGACCGAATATACCAGGCAACATTTACCAAGCAACCAAAGGGCATGAAGGAAGGTGATGGCGAAATGACCGTGAAGCTGCCCTTTATGTGTACAGATATTTTGTACAACGTGGCTTAATAAATTTTTTAAACAATCATTTTAAACAACTAAAAAATAGTTATGAATCAATTACCAGCAAGCGAAGTAACACCCGAAATTATTACAAAATGGAAGGCACAATTTGAAGGTGTATTTGCCTTTACCGCAAAAGATGATAGTGGTTTTAAAGCTTATTTCAGAAGCCCTGAAAGAAAAGAAATTGAAGCGGCACAAGCAGTAAGCAATAAGCCATTAGAAAGTAATGCCGTGTTAGCAAAAGCTTGTTTTTTGGCTGGCAATGAGGAAGTAATAACAGTACAAAAATACTTTTTAGGATTGAGTGTGGTATTATCAAAAATTATTGTTACGGTTGAGGGGGAATTAGAAGTGCTTTAGACGCTGCCCCAGCTAAAGCCGTACGAGGTAGTATTAAGTACTGGAACTACATGCTTAGATATTATTACCCTGGGTTAAACCCTGATACGCTTAGTACCACCGAATGGGCGCAGGCCATCAGCTATTTAGAAATAATAAGAAAAGACGAAATAGAAAACAAAATGTAAAACAAAAAGCAGCCATTTAAATAAATAGGCTGCTTTTTTTAAATTATGGCAGGAGTAGAATTTGATATCAGGATAATTACAGGCAACAGCAATGCTGCGCTGGACGGTATTAACCGAGGGCTTACTGATGCGGCAACGCATACCAATACCCTTACATCTGCCATTGGTAAAATTGGCGGTGCTGCTTTTGCTTTTAATAATATAAAAAGTGCCGTTAGTGGTATAGCCGATGATTTTAAAAACGCCATACAGCCAGGCATTGATTTTAATGACCAGATGAAAGATTTGCAGGCTATTACTGGTGTAAATGATGCCCAATTATTAAAGATTAGTGCCAGTGCCAGAGAAAATGCAAAAGCCTTTGGCATTGATGCAAGCGGAGCCGTTGAAAGTTATAAATTAATATTAAGTAAGCTGGGGCCAGAAATTGCCAACAATGATGTTGCTCTACAAAATATGGGTAAAAATGCAGCCATATTAAGCAAGCAAATGGGGGGTGATGTAGCTTCTGCAACTGTTGTATTAACCACCGCAATGAACCAATACGGCGTAAGCCTTGCCGACCCTGTAAAAGCCAGTAAGGATATGGCCGACATGATGAATGTAATGAGTGCAGCGGCACAGGAAGGTAGTGCCGAATTGCCGCAAATTAAAAACGCATTAGAGCAAAGTGGTTTAATGGCAAAAACTGCAAAAGTATCTTTTGTGGAATTAAATAGTGCCATACAAGTACTTGATAAAGCTGGTAAACAAGGTGCAGAAGGTGGCGTTGCTATAAGAAATGTGCTTGCTGAAATTGGTCAGGGTGAAAGAATGCCACGGCGTGCAAAAAGAGCAATAGAAGAGTATGGCATTAGCCTTACTGAACTTGCTGATAACCATAAAACGTTTTCTGAAAGGCTGGCAATGCTTAAGCCAATTATGAACGATACAAGTGCCATGACAGCAATTTTTGGAAAAGAAAATGTTGCTGCCGGTATTGCCCTGGTGCAGGGTACGGAAGAAATGGACAGGTACACAAAGAAGATTGTAGGCACAAACAGTGCTGTAGATATGGCTCATACAAAAATGAGCAGTTATAAAGAATTAATGGGCAGGGTTTCTGCCACTTTTAAAGATGTAGGTATAAGCATTTTTAATGCAACCCAACCCATATTGCCCTTTATATCGGTAGCAGGAAGCGGAATGAAAATACTAGGTGATTTTGGTATGGCTGCAAATGCAGTAAGTATAATTGCAGATACAAAATTTGGTGCAGCAATTGGCAGGGCATCATTAGCCATGTGGGGCTTTGTAAAAAACCTTGCATTAGGCATTTTTAATGTAATAAGGCAGGGCGCAGTAATGGCTGTACAGGCGGTTGTTGGTATTGGTAGTTACGTTGGTAGCCTAGTAGTTGCAACAGCAGCACAGTGGGGCTTAAATGCTGCCATGTATGCCAACCCCATCGGCATAGTTGTGTTAGGCATAGTTGCAGCAATTGCAGCGGTAGCCGCATTAATTTATTGGTGGGATGAAATTTGGAGTGTCATCAAAAGATTTACCGCATGGATTTGGGAACATAGCCCTTTTAAATTTTTAATAGATGTGGTAGATAATATTTTCCCTGGCTTTAAAAATGCTATGGGTGCCTTGTGGGATTGGATTGCAGCAAAGTTTACCGCTTTAATAGACTGGTTTAAAAATGCCTGGAAAAGTATTAAAGGATTTTTTAGCATGAGTGGCGATGGTACAGGAGCCAGTAGTGACCAAGCGGCAGCAATGGCAGCGGCTGTTGATACCGCTGTAAGCAGTACAATTAAGGTAAAAGTTGATCCGACAGGTGCGCCTTCGGCAGCAGCGGCGGCGGCAGCAGCAGCAGCAGCTAAGGATAAAGCAGATAAGCATAGTAAGGATTCCCGAAGTATGGCCAGCAATATAAGCAGTGGCGGCAGCAAGCCAACTAATATTTATTTAACCATTCATAAGCTACAAGACCAGATTGTTGTACACACCACAAATTTACAGATGGGTGCAAAAGATGCAGGCAACCAAATAGTAGAACAAATTTTAATGGCTCTTAATTCAGTTAACGGAAAAGTAAGCGGTATATAATGAACATAAATATTTTAGACGTATTAAGCAAAGTTTTTGGCCCACGTGGGTTACCGTTTCCACAAAGGCCATTACAAGGTGATGCACCGGTAATTGCAGGAGGTTTTGTAATTGACAGTAAACCAAATGTTGTAAAAACACATACTGGTACGCCATTAAAAATTTATGGAGATGAAAGCTTAGGGCAGTACGAATTTATACCAGCCCTAATATACATACCTAATTTAAAAATACCTATTGCATTACCCAATGCCTTGGTAATGATTACTGGTGAAAAAAGTATTGTAGAAACTGATATTATTGGCGTAGGGACTGTGTTTGAAAAAGTGTTTACACGGCCTTATGAAATAACAATTATCTGCACCATAATCGGGCAGGATGGCCATTGGCCTGAAAGCGATTTAAAAACAATTGTGGGCTTATGGAATTTAGATGAGCCAGTAACACTAAAGTGCGCTTTAACTGATTTGTTTTTGCAGGATAAAAACAACTTTTTAATTACTAAAATTGATTTTTTGGATGCAGAAGGAAGCGAAAGCGTGGAAGTAATACAATTAAGCGGGCGCAGCAATATTGATTTTGAATTAGAAATTATTTAAGATGTATTTAAAACAAAGTTGCTTATTGGAACTGGCTGGAAAATATCGTTTGCGTGGGTTGCACTCTATTGAAATTAAAAAAAGTGTTCACCAGATTGTACAGAGTGCTGTATTACAATTACCGCTTAGTGTGGTTAAGCGCAATCATGATTTGTTAGAAACCGTAAAGCTACTGGATAACATAAAAGAAGGGGGTACAATTACAGTTGATTTGGGCTATGATGGAAATAACAAAAGAGAGTTTACAGGCTTTATAAAACGCATTAATATAAAGCAGCCTTTAGAGTTTGAATTGGAAGACGAATTGTACTTATTAAGAAGCTGTTATTACAAAAAGAATTTTATAAAAAACAGTGTAAAAGATGTGTTGAATTATATTTTAAAAGGTTTGTTGGATAATACAGGTTTGCTGGTGGAGCTATACGATAAAATGCCAGACTTAACCGTTACAAATTTTATGATGGATGGCGCAAACGGCATTGCAGTTTTACAGGAGTTAAGCGATAAATATGGTTTAAGCAGTTACCTAACAACCATTAATGGAAAAAAGATTTTGTACTGTGGGCTTATTTATGGTAAAAAAAATAATGTAGTAAAATATACGCTGCAAAAAAATACAATAAATATTGATGCTTTAAAATACCAGGTTAATCCATCAATCAAATATCAAATAAAAATTATTAATCATCAGCCCGATGGGCAGGTAAAAGAAATTACTTATGGCGATAAAACAGGCGAACAAAGAACATTGCATTTTTATGGCAACCATAGTGATGATGATTTAAAATTAATGGCTGATGCTGAAAAAATAAATTTTACTGGTAATGGTTATAAAGGAGGGTTTGAAACTTTTTTAATACCCAATGTGGACCCTGGTGATGTGGCAGCTTTAACCGATCCGCAATTTCATAGAAACGGAAATTATTATGTTGGTTCTGTTACCACCACATTTACAGCTGGCGCAAGGCGAAAAATTGAAATAGATATTCAGTTATGAAAACAGCAAAGGAACTAGTTGAAGCTTTAAGAAATATAAATGATAATAGCGATTGTTGTTTTCCGGCAATAGTTAGCAGTGTGGATAAAGTAAACAGTGTTTGCAATGTAGTTTTTAATGATATGGAATTGGGTGGCATACGAATACAGTCAACAGTAGCGCAAAATCAAAATGGAATACAAATTTTTCCTGCAATAAATAGTGTTGTTATTATTGAAAAGTTAGGTGATAAAGGTGAATATTTTATAAGCATGTTTGGGGAAGTTGAGCAGGTTGTTTACAAAATTGATACCACAACTTTTACTATTAAGGATGGCTTTTTAATTAAAAAAGACACTGATACTTTAAAGGCGGTTTTTGATGATTTGATAGACCAGATAAAAGCAATTGTAGTACCAACCAATTCAGGGCCAAGTGGCCAGCCATTAAATGCGATTGCTTTTGATTTAATTAAAAACAGGGTAGATAAATTATTAAAATAATATGCCACTAGACAAAGCAAGTTTAAAAACAGCCATACGAACGCTTACGGATGATTTGTATAACAACACAGGAAATTTATCAACAGAAGATTGCAGGGATATTTATGCAAACAGGTTAAGCATTGCAATTGATGCTTTTGTAAGAAGCGGACTTGTAACAGTTGATACCACAGGCAGTGCAACTGTACAACATGGCGTTGGAAACATAACATAAATTTTATGACAGATATTTTGACGGACGTAGTTGGAGACATCGAAATTTTGAATGGTGATTTTGTTTGTGGTTATAGCAACTTTCAGCATCAGGAACATTTATTACTAGCGCAAAAAGGCGATTTAAAAGAGTACCCTGGCGTGGGCGTTGGTATTGAAAATTATATAAACGGCACCGACATTGATGATTTTTTAAGCGAAGTAAAAAGCGAATTTATAAAGGACGGTATGACGGTTAATAAACTAGATTTTGACGAAGCAACAGGAGATTTAAATTATGATGCGAATTATACAAGTTAGTGAAGGGCAAACCCTTACTGATATAGTAATGCAGTATTGCGGCAATAGTAGCAGGCTGTTTGAAATATGTGTACTTAATAACGACTTAAGCCCCACTTTACAACTGTTAATTGGTAGTAAAATAATGGTACCGGATACGTTTATTGAAGACACAAAAATATTTGAAGAATTTAATACACTTGGCTTAGTGCCTGCTAGTTTAACAGATGATGGTTTGCCATTGGGCGGCATTGGGTACATGGCCATTGGGCAGGATTTTATTGTTAGTTAAAACACAAAATTATTTTAATACAAATATTTTATTATGGCTCGTACAGTTGCGGTAATTAAAAAAACAATGACGGATGCAATTGCTGCTGATGTGGTTTTAAGTCCGGTTTTAAATAGCAGTAGTTCTGCATCAATATACGGCTTGTTTATTTTTATAGTAGCCTATTGCGCTTGGGGTATTGAAAGCCTGATGGATTTATTTAAAGCAGATGTAAATTATATTATTGCGCAAGAAAATACCCACACGCCACAATGGTATGTTAATAAAGCAAAGCAATTTCAATACGGTTATAACCTAGTGCCGCAAAGGGACTATTATGATAATAGTTTACTAACGCCCGATGAAATTGCAGCCAGCCAAATTGTTGCTTACGCTGCATTTGTAGAGTTGCCTGTATTGCGGTTAAAGCTTGCGCAAATTTCAGGTACCGGCCTTGGTAAATTGAGTGATGCACAAATGGCTCCAATCATCGAATACGTTATGCGCTTTAAAGATGCAGGTGTAAAATTATTACGTACTACCAATACGGTACCAACAAATATAACCAGCACCGACCCTGATAATTTGTTGATGAGCTTACGTGTAAAGTTTAATCCGCTGGTATTAAATATGTACGGCAACCGGGTAGATGGTACAGCCAGCACGCCCGTTGCAGATGCTGCAAGAAACTACTTAAGCAATTTAGAATTTAACGGCTTGTTTAGTGTGCAAAAAATAGTAGATGCCATACAGGCGGTTGCGGGTGTAAATGATTTACATGTTGATAATATACAAACACAATACGGCGCACTGCCCTTTACAAATGTTGATATTGATTTTATACCGGATGCTGGTTATTTGGTAATAGCTGATGCAAATTTTAACATTCAATACATAGCCAGCTAATGAAAAATATTTACGATATAGATTTTAAAAAACTTGGTTACAGTTATATACCGCATTACTTAAAAAAAAGTAAAGCGGTTGCATTTGTAAACATAATTATTAAGCCATTCTTATCAGCCTATCAGGATTTTTTGCGGTATCGCACGGCTACGCTGTACGATTTAATGATTACACCACAAGTGTGCTACATAGAATTAATGCTTAACGACCGTTACGATTTTACACAACGCAGAATTTATATTGTAGATGCGCAAACGTTTCCACCAGTGTATGTATATCAGGACATAGAAAGGAAAGACATTGATTTATTTACTGATGCAGAAAACAAGCCTATTTATTTATATACCGATGGAGAAGCCGCATTAATTGGAGATGATTTTGTAGTTATGGTGCCTTTTGGTGTTCAATTTGATGTTACCGAAATGCGGAGTTTAATAATGCGAAAACGATTACCGGGTTTAACTTTTTCAATACAAAAATTTTAAAATGAATAGTACCGATTTTACACTGTTGGGAGGCATCCCGTTTAGTCAGGGGCGATTAGACTTTATGCAACAAAGCTACCTTGCTGCTTTTGCTGCCTTGGCAAAAACCTATGGCAATAAAACTATTTTATATGGTGTGCAAAATAATGGCAGCATAGTAACAGACGGCTGGATAAGTTATAGCGGCGAACTAATACCCTTTGTGGGTGGTGCTTATGCTGCGCAGGTAGTTATAAAAACGGCGGCTCAATCTTTTACTTATGGTAATAATGTAAATAATAATGCACAGTTCACAAAAACGGCTACCTGCGCAATATCGGGCAATTTTGCTTTTAGTGATTTGGTTCCTTTATCTACTTCGCAATCGCAATGGGTAACAGGCGATTTAAAAGATAAGTATTGCAGTGCTGCTTACATGGCTGCAAATTTTGATGCAAATGGCATTGGTTTAAACAAAGAAACAGGCTGGCAAATCTTCAGTAAACAAGTGCCAACATCGGCAGGTAAAACTTTTGTGAATTTAGATTTGAACGATGCGGATTTTAACGCTATTGGTAAAACTTTTGGAGAAAAGAAACATATACCGACAATCGCCGAAAT